GGGCTTATCGGACTTAGTGAAACGGGATTGGTTGCCAATCTTGGAAGAACATTTGGATTTAACCCAGATACATCAGCAGCGAAGGCACAGTTAAATACAATAGCTGATGAAAATTATTGTATAAGTGAACCTTTAGGTAAAGCAGCGTTTGCGTCTAGAGACAATATTGAAATGGATGATGTTAATTCAGTTGCCCCTGACCCCTCTGACCAAGCCATGGCCAATATTGAAATGGATGATTCTATTTCTGTCGCTGCCGATGATGCTAATGCTGCTGCACAAGCTGCTACTGCCCAAGAGGCAGCTTTATCAATTGATGCAGGAGGTTTTGGTGCTGGGGATGCTGGTGTTGGTGATTCCGGTGATGGCCCCGGCGGAATTGGAGATGCTGATGGGACTGGTAACTGGAAACGTGGAGGTGTTATTAAAGGATACCAAGAAGGTGATCTAGTAGAGGATCAGCAAGCAGATACACAGTTAGATGCTTTAGGTCTTGGTCCCGTAGGTCTAGTTGATGATCCTGATGGAACAACTGGAGTTGCAGATGATTTAGCTATGGACCTTCCTGTTAATTCATATGTTGTAAATAAAGATGCAGCAACACTAGCAGGTCTAGGCTCTATAAATAAACTAATTAAAGATGCTATTGATCTTGCTTTAGAAGATGAAGTAGATCTTCCAGCAGAAATTAAGACCGCTGAAAAAATTCCAATAAGAATTTCTAGAGGAGAAATAGTAATTCCTGCTCCTTTAGTAGATTATATAGGATTAAAGAAGTTAGAGAACATGAATAACCGTGGTCTTAAAGTAAGGAAACAACGAGAAGCAGAAGAAGCGCCTGTTGAAATGGCTGCTGCTCCTTCTCCACAACAAGATTTATTGGCACAGATACAACCTGTTGCTTAATAAAAACTGAACAGATACCCGTAAAGGCCCTGTTCGCAAACACCTAAAATGGATACCTAAAGTTATTGCTTTGGCCCCAAGGAGGTACAATGGTTGATACAGAACAAATGGAAGAAGTAGAGCCTACCCCATATCAGAACGAATATAGAGGTACTCTTTTAAATTCTGATGAAGAAGAAGAAAATCTAGATCTTACTGACTTTGCTGAAGGTGCAGATACTCAGAAAGAGGAAGGATTGATTTCTAAGAAACAAGAACATGATTGGCAAAAGAGATATAGTGATCTTAAAAGCTATCATGATAGACAACGAAATGAATGGCAACAAGAAAAAGAACTAATCGATGCTAAGGCTAAACTAGCAGCGCAATCAGCTTCTTTATCTTCTACGCCAAGAACACAGGAAGAACTTGAAGAATTTAAAAGTGAATATCCTGATGTGTATGGAGTTGTTGAGACTGTTTCCCGCCTTCAAGCAGAAGAGAAAACAGCAGAGATAGAAAAACGTATTTCTGCTTTATATCAAAAAGAGGAAGAAGCTAAATATAAAACGGCTGAACAAGAGTTGTTGGTGTTTCACCCCGACTTTGTAACCCTAAAGGACAGTTCAGAATTTTTAAAATGGCTAGATGAACAACCTTCTACTATTTCAGACGGTATCTACAAGAACCGCACTGATGCTAAATGGGCCTCTCGTATACTTGATCTATATAAAATGGATTCTAATGTTCAACCAAAACCCAAATCTAAAAAAGTAGATGCAGCACAAGCTGTTTCTTCTACTCGTAAAACAGCCACTATTACTGGGAACGAGGATAAGAAGATTTGGACTACCCTTGAAATCTCTAAACTGAAACCGCATGAGTTCGAAAAAGTTGAAAAAGAACTTGAGGCGGCTAACAGGGAGGGGAGGATAATTTAACCCCAACTATAAGGAGGGCATAATATGGCCTTTGGATCTGCGGCGGGTTATGACAATTTACCTAATGGTAAATGGAACCCGTCAATCTACAGCCAAAAAGTTCTTAAATTCTTCCGTAGGGCGTCTGTTGCAGAAGCAATTACTAATACAGATTACTCTGGAGAAATTGAAAATTTTGGCGATACTGTTAAAATCATTAAGGAACCTACGGTTACTGTATCTTCGTACACTCGTGGATCAGTTGTTAATACCCAAGACCTTTCTGATACTGAAATTTCTTTAATCGTTGATCAGGGCAACTACTTTGCTTTTAAGGTTGACGACATTGAGGAACGTCAGAGCCATGTTAACTGGGAATCGTTGGCAACTTCTTCGGGTGCGTTCTCGTTGAAGAAGGCTTTCGATTACAACGTACTAAAAGAGATTAACGATAGTGCTGTTCAAGGCACTGCTACCACCGATACTGGTGCTGCTGGTGCGGCTATTTCCTGTGATACAGGTAATGAAGCTGCGAATGTCATCGCCCGTTTTGCTCAACAGTTGGACGCAAATGATGTCCCGCAAGAGAATCGGTGGTTTGTCGCTAACTCTGGCTTCTACGAGATCTTGAAGCAAGCGGACGCTAAGTTGATGGACGCCAGTGTTACTGGTGAAAGTGCATCAGCTTTGATGAACGGTGCTATCACTGCTCGTAAAATCCATGGTTTCACGTTGTATCAAACTAACGTCATCCAAACCGGCTCTGTTGGTTCGGCTGCTGCGTTTACGTTTGGCCCATCGGCTACTAGTGGTGAGACTACTCTACTAGCTGGTCATATGAGTGCAGTTGCTACCGCTTCGCATATTGCAAAAACCGAAGTTATCCGTGATCCCGATAGTTTTGCTGACATTGTACGTGGTCTTCACGTCTTTGGCCGTAAGGTTCTTCGTGGCTCGGGTACTGGCTTCAAAGGCGTCCTTCAGGGCGTCGTTGATTTGAACACTTAAAAGGAGGACTAAATTATGGCTACTTATAATGCTACGCATACAGGCGGCGGTACTGCTGGTCACCCTTCTAGTGTTGCTAATGCCTATGTTATCACTTCTCCTGTTTATGATGCGGTAGACAATACCGATCTGGAGCAGGGGGATATCGTTCAGTTGATTGATTTACCAGCAGATACGCTAATTGTTGGTGGAGCAATTGAAAATCTTGAGGCTTCTGGTAATGCTCAAATTACGTTTGATGTAGGTATTACTGGGGGAGATGTCGATGTATGTGTTGATGGTGGTGCTTCAAATGGTACTACTTCTATCAACTTCTTTGGCGCTCAAGGTACTGATTCTTGTTTGGTAACTTCCGCTGATACGCTAGATCTTCTAGTGATTGATGCTGCTTCAAGTAAAACTACGGCATGGCGTTTTCGAGCGCATGTTGTCCTAGTTGATATCTCTAAGAATCCTGTTGAAGCCGCTACGGTAACAACGGGTACGTAAGACTTGACTAAAGGTTTTGTAGGGTTCCTTTTAAAAACCCTACGCTACCCTCTTTGCTGTGTTCAAATTGTGAGGTAACAAATGTTTTTAAAGCTACTAGACAAAGAAGATACAATCTACTTACGAAACCAACTTGCGAATAAGAAATTCGTGGATGGAAAGAAAACACAAGCTATTAGTAAGCTCTACGATATCAAACAGAATAAAGAAACTATCGTTCCTGAAAGAGTTAGAAAGCATCTAATTGATCTTCTGTATAATAACTCTTACATAGATTCAGTCTACTGTCCTAATAGAGTATCAGTTAATTTCTACAACAGGTATACTGAAGGAGACTTTTACGATTATCATATAGACTCATTCAAAGCATCACCAAAGTCTAACAATGTTTTCTATGACTACGGGTTCTCAATTAACTTAAATGATGATTATGAAGGTGGAGAATTTATAATAAAGACAGAAGCAGGAGAAATAGGTACTCAGTTACAAGCGGGACAAGCAGCTATATTTCCAATTATCTTCCCGCATAAGGTAGGTAAGGTTACTAAAGGCGTAAGAGAAAATATCATAGGGTGGTTTTCATCAAATGTATCTTATGAGCAATTCTTTATATTAAAGCATCTACAGGAATCAGCAATGACACTTACGAAACTGATGAAAGAAGAGTGTTCTGGGGAATATGGTTATGATGCTACAGCAGAAGTATACAATGAGTTACTCTTAAATAATACACTAGTTCAAAACTATCTGAAGAAACTTTGGGGAAAATAAATGACAGAAAAAAATCCATTTGATATGAATGAAAAAGCTTTTCAAAAATATCTTGATAATTTTAAACAAAAAAGAAGCAAAACAGATTTAGAAATAGCAAGAAAAGGAGAAAACGTATCTGGTGTAAGGTTTAAAGATAACACACAAGTCGAAACAACAGGCATTAGTGGACCAAAATGGGCCGAAACTCCTATCGCAAAGAAATTTTATAAAGAGTATTCAGAGAGATCTGAAAATAAGAAAGCGCATGGTGGCTACGTTAAGAAGTACGCCAAGGGTGGTGGAGTAAGGAAAGTTCGAACATAACGAAGAAATAAGAAACATGAACAATCTACAAACTAGAAAGCTGACAGATCAACAGGAAACCTTCCTGAGTACTCTCATTGATAATGGTGGTCAAGTAAAAGAAGCAATGGAGATTGCAGGATACCATCAAGGTTCCAGAAGTAATCTTATCAAAGCAGTCAAACATGAAATCATTGAACGAACTCGCCAACATCTTGCATCCTCATCCGTACAGGCAGCCAATCGACTGATCGAGGGTCTGGATGCTGACGGTACTATCCCCAGTTCACAGATGGAGGTACGACTCAGGGCAGCAAATGATATTCTTGATAGAACAGGCGTGAGTAAACGGCAGGAGATAGCAACAGAGTCCAGAGTTATTCATGGAATTGTTCTCCTACCTGCCAAGAAGGAACAGCAGGATATATGGCCCGACCAAAATTAGCAGATGGTGAAAAAGGTAACTATAATGTTTCCAGAAAAGAAAAAGTAAAGAGAAGTCTGAAGAGAAGCATCAATCACCAGAAACGAGAACGAGATAAACTACAGACAAAAGCAAAGAATAGAACGGGCAAGAAGAAAGAAGCGGAAAAAGCCCTTGATATTCTGGAGAATGGAGGACTACTCAGGGAAGAATTACTGGAAAAGCTTCCCATAACAGTAAGAGAAGCATTGGATGAGGGTATGGACATTGCCTTCAAACCCAATGATGGACCTCAAACAGAGTTCCTAGCTTCTCCTGAAAAAGAAGTACTCTATGGTGGAGCAGCAGGGGGTGGCAAGTCATATGCCATGTTGATGGACCTGCTCAGATATGCAGATAACGGCAATCATCGTGCCCTGCTCCTGCGAAGAACACTGCCAGAATTGACAGAGCTTATAGACAAGAGTAAACAAATTTATACAAAGGCTTTTCCGGGATCACGATTTAAAGAATCTACAAAGACATGGGAGTTTCCCAGTGGAGCAACGGCTCTCTTCAGTTATGTAGATAAAGATGATGATGTATACCGCTATCAGGGCCAGTCATTCACATGGATTGGTATTGACGAACTTGGACACTACCCCACTCCATATGTATGGAACTATCTAAGATCAAGACTGAGAACAATCGATCCCAAGATACAGACATACATGAGGGCTTCTTCAAATCCGGGTGGATCAGGAGGCTGGTGGGTCAAGAAAATGTTTGTAGACCCAGAACCTCCCACAAAACCTTTCTGGGCCACAGATATAGAGACAGGCAGAGTATTGACTTATGGCAAAGTACATGCAAAAGCAAATCAACCTCTGTTTCAAAGAAAGTTTATACCTGCCAGACTGACTGACAACCCACATCTGGCCTTGGATGGTGAATATGAGGCAATGCTTCTCTCACTGCCAGAAGTAGAACGAAAGAGGCTCCTGTCAGGTGACTGGGATGTGGCAGAAGGAGCAGCCTTCAGAGAGTTCAGTAGAGAACTACATGTGATTGACCCAGTGGAGATACCATATAACTGGGTAAGAGTAAGAGCTTGCGACTATGGATACTCAGCCCCCTCCTGTGTTCTCTGGGGAGCAATAGACTGGGATGATAATGTCTGGATATATAGAGAACTTTATATTAAAGGGCACACGGGAGAACAGTTGGCAGACCTTATTCTGCAAATGGAAGCAGATGATCCCAGTATGTACATTGGTATCCTAGATAGGTCTTGCTGGAACCGTACAGGACATGGTGTAAGTGTTGCGGAGAGTATGATCAGAAGAGGAGTAAGGTGGGTTCCATCAAACTCTGACAGAGTGAATGGAAAGATAGAAGTACATCGAAGGCTACAGACAGATGCATATGGTAATCCCAGACTTAGGATGTTCAATACCTGCACCAATCTTGTCAGAACACTTCCCACGCTTCCAATCTCCAAGACTAACAGTGAAGATATAGACACACGAACAGAAGACCATGCATATGATGCATTGAGGTATATGGTAATGAATCGACAGACAGCTTCTTCTTTGTATAATTTTAAGTTTCATACCGACTCTGCGCCTAAGATGGAAGATTCCGTTTTTGGATACTAAAAGAAAATTAAAGGGTAGAAAATAATGGCAGTACCGATAGTATGGGCTTTATTGTTGATAGGTGGACGTTTTGCTATAAGACCTTTAGCACAAGTTGCCGCAAAAAATGCACGTTATGTTAAAGCTCACATAAATAGTACTAAGAAACCTCTTCTTACAGGGACACCTCAAAATACAAATGGTGTCATTACAAAAGCAGGTAATCTTTCAAAAGCAAAAAATATAATACCTGT